ATCGAGGATCAATCTTACCGCCTCCCTGGGGCATGGCCATTTTAACTGCCAGGGCAAATTCACCCAATGACCTAAAACCAAAATTCCGCTTTACCTCGGCGGGTTCCGTGATTCTTGCCCGTGCCTGTTGAACGGCATTACCCTTTGTGTCAGCAGCGCTGTTCACTACATCATCAGGATCACTCTGCCGACCCTGGCCTTTTATCAGCTCTTCATTGCGGTCCTCTACCCGCTCCAAATTCCTGATCTGTCTCTTGACGTTTTTGTATTCCACATCAAGCGCCTCTAATTTGTCGTTTTCCTCATCGGTGAGTTCATCACGTTCATCGGCTTGTACAGCCGCGACAATATTCTTACTTTCCTCATCGATATCGGCTAGCCTCTGGTTCAAGGCTTCAATGTCTAATCCCATCGTCTGTTCTCCATTTTCTAAACGGTTCACGGTTGAACGGTGCCGGCACCGCCCGCGATCCCAATGCTGGCAAAGGGTGCGGAGAGGGCAACAAAAAAGGAAGTCAAATAAGGTGGTAAGCCCTTACCGACTTCCTTTTTTATTCTTACGTTAGCTTTGGCCTGGCCGGGCCTCGGCTAAACCCGGTTAATTATCTAAACTTTGCTCTTTTGTTGAGCCTTTCCTGCCAATGATTTAACTTGACAGAATTCTTATTCGCTTTCTTTTTCTCCTGTGGCTTTATTTTTGCCTCTGTTTCTATTTTTTCAGGCATATTGCGAAATACATTCCTGTATTTATCCCGGTCAATATGGGCAGCTATTTCTTTGCCCTCGCTAATCTCATCAATAAATCCGTATTCCTTAGCCTCTGCTGCGCTCATCCAGGTTTCAGCATCCATAAGTTTGGCGATTTCCTTCTCTTCCATGCCGCTCTGTTTCTGATAGGCTGGCATAATCGAATTCTCTTTAACCTTGTTCAGATCCTCTATGGCTTTGGCAAAGTCATTCACATCCCCTATCACGAAACCCCAAGGGTTGTGAATCATCATGAGAGCATTCTCGGCCATACGGATCTCATCTCCTGCCATAGCGATAACAGAGGCAATAGAGGCAGCAAGAGCATCAATCTGAACAATTACCCTTGCCTTATTCCGTTGTAGGATGTTGTAAATAGCTACCCCATCAAAGACATTACCACCAGCCGAATTCAGATAGACATTGATAATATCAATCTTGCCTAATTTCTTGACTTCATCGGCGAATTCCTTTGCACTGAATCCGTCAAACCAGCCGGTTCCGATATTCTGATAAATCCAAATATCAGCAGATTTTTCCTTTGCATTTTTGACGACTTTCAGGCCAACGGGTTCTGCTTTCTTATTGTCAGTAGCATCCTCACCGGGACCGGGCCTCTCGGTCCGGCGCATGGTTCCACCGCATTCAGGACATTTCAAATCCTTGCAGTGTTCTTCCGAAGTCATTTGATGGCTACATTCAATGCACTCGCAATTAAATGTCTCATCCTTGGTTTTGTTTTTTTCTTTTTGGGCTTCTTCCCAATAGGATTCACATATTGCATAGGCCTGTTTTTCATCTTCAGCGGTTTCTTCCTCTAATACTATTGGAATACATCTTTCTATAAAATCATCATGCGATTCGTCTGGTTTTGGTTTTGGCATTTTCTTCTCCTGAAATTTTGATTAAATATTCAATTGCGTTTTGAAGTAAGTTAATATCATCTTTAAATAAACCTAATGCGGTATTGCAATTACTACACAATAAACCCCTTATTTTTTCTGTTTCGTGACAATGATCGATATGGAGACCATGTTGCTTACTTCCCTTTTTCGCGCCACATATCGCACATCCATAATTATATTTTTTTAGTAATCTTCGATATGCTACCTCATCAAGTTTATATGTATTTCGTATCTGTCTAGTTCTCCTACATTCCTTACATTCTCCCGCCAATCCATCTTTTGCACGGTTGACTTCTCCAAACGCAGAGACATCCAATGTTCTTTGACAAGTTCCACATTTTTTCTTTCCATTTTTTGCAAGCGTACCCTTCGCTATTTTTCGCTGAAAACAATTCTTGCAACCCCATTTTGCTCCATTCGAAGTAAATTGATAAACATATCTACTATAAATCTCTCCACAAATTAAACATTTTGCTTTTACTGTTTGATCCCCGTTTTCATTCCAAGTCGGATCGGATACTATTTGCCAATAACCGAAGGTATCCCCGTTTTTCACTTTTGGTTTGCGTCGTCTAGACATAATGAAACACTCTTCCCTTACGCGGTTTCGGTAATGGCATAATCCATCTCCTTTAACTTGTTGATTTCGGTCATTACTTGTTCGGCCATGTTCCATAGATACTCCTTCGAGCAATCGGCCAAATCATTTGTTTCCAAGTCAGATATATTTTGTAGGCAAATCTCCAGGGCACCAGCATCTTCTATTTCAATAGCCTTAGCGTACCCAATAAACACGGGACGCAATGCTTTAACTAGGTATTGAGCGTGATCCTGCCTTGCTTTTTCAAGCCATGCATCCAATTTATCTTTTGCAATATTCTTGTGTGCATGCTCTAGGCGTTTCTGGCTTCGATCATAAACCCGTTCCAGGGCATCATAAAATACATGTTGCCAGGCTGCTTTCGTTTCCCCTTCATCTTCGCCTTCTTCTGGTACCTCAATTTGAAATGGATTCGGTTCAGGGTCTTTGCCTATCTTTTCCAGGGTGGTATATTGCCCCTGCATGACGTATTTATCACCATCGGGACCGATAGGGTTCATATCTTCAAAAGCGCGAATTTCGTTAACATTGATTGCCCCCAAATTTCTTAGATCCTTATAAAATTGGGCACGCGCCTTGCTATCACCGCGCAGCAATCCCTTCACATTGATTTTGGAATAGAAAACGCTTCTATTTCTGGCACCGATGAGCTTATAATCAGCTTCTTGCTCAAGCCGCAATGCCCAAGGGATGAGAGTATCCTGCACATCATCAATGTTTTGTTCTTCAATGTTTGAAAAAGTTGCTCTATCTAAATCTGCAACCTTATGTGGCTTTACCCCAAACCATCGGGCAATTTCTAAAACATTAAATTTTCGACTCTCAAGAAATTGTGCATCTTTCAAGGGCATAGTCATGGTTTCCCATTCCATACCCTCTTCAAGGATTAGTGGTCTCCATGCTTGCCGAGGCCCAGTATGCTTTTCTTGAAAATCTTTTTTAAGCCTATCGTATGCCTTATCTCCCAATGACTTTGCGTGTTTTAATACTCCCGATGAAACAGCACTGTTTTCATAGAAAGAAGCAGAAAATTCATCAGCGGCAAGTCCAGCCCCTATGCTTCGTGCGGCAAGTGCTATTATTGAATAACCGTCTTTTTCATCGCCCAAACCGCGTAAATGAAACATATTTTCTGGATATATAATTGTTTTTTCGCTATTTTTTTGTGTTACCTCATAATAAAGACCGATATCCTGATCCATTTTTGTTTCCACACGATCAGGTGCAATAGGCCATAATGCTAAGGGGCGATTCATGATATCATGTTCTATTTCTGCATAAGCACGACCCCAAAGATTCGCTCTGGCGAGCATTAACACCTTCCAATCAAACGCAGACATATACGGATTTGGTCGATTGTGTAATAAACGATATACAATATGACTAAATGCTGGATCACTACCACCGTCCCTTCTTCTTTGTCGTAATTCCCAAGGCAAAGATGCTACCGATTGCGAAATATATCGTACTGCTGCAAAAACGGTTGCAAGAGACAACGCTGTCTCATGATCCACCCACATCCCGCCTTTAACCATCGGGACATATAAACGTCTTGAGGTTTTAAAGTATTTATCAATATCCCTTGCAAAGAACAGACGTAAACGCTGAAATATGTTCATAGACTTCGAATTCCTCTTGTCTCGTAAATACTGGTGTCATCTTCATGCTGTATTGCGCGAGTCAAGGCCATAATAAGAGCTATTACGCCATCAATTTTCTGCTCGTCTTTTTCCTTAGTCGGGTAGTAATACTTAACGGCACCACCCATTTTGCCCTGTTTCTTGATTACATTGGAAATCATCCAAGCCATTACAGGATCACCATTATGGCGGATTTTGTTATCGTGGATTACTGCCTCAAGCTCTTTCATCGGTTCACTCATGTGCGCCGGACCCTGGACAATTTCAACACATTCAAAGGAGGCCCATTCTTGAATATCAGCTATTAGATAACCAGCTTCCCTTGGGTCAAAGGCGAGTTCCACGATAGGATTAATTTCGGTGATCTGTTTAATATCATTCTCTATCTGCCTGAAATCGGTTCGAGCGCCTTCAGTCGCGGTAAGCCATCCCTCGGCGAGCCATTGTTGATAGTGCTGATTCTGCGGAAGCCATATTGTCTCGGATGGTAGGTAATGATCGGCAAAAGCGATCCATTTATCTTCAAACAAGAAAAGGCGAATCAGAGAGCAAATATCAATCTTGGAGGCAAGGTCAAGGCCGATAGTGCAAGGCTGACCTTTGAAATCTTCTATCTTGAGGCCCTTATCCTCACACTTGCGCCATAGGTCTGCATCAATCCATCGGGTACTGACATTCATCCATTCATTGAGGTGCTTGCAGCGGATAATGTTTTGTTGGCTTATGCGCTGTTTGGCCTCGCTAAGTTTGTTTTTCAGATATTGCTCGGAAACGGACACGCCATAATTGGGATTGATTTTTTTCCACGTCTTGATGCTTTTCCAATCATCGCCCTCATCAATGGCATATATCAGAACAAACAGTTGATCATCCTTCCAAGTCCCCTCGACCACTTTCCGGGCATAATCATCAAACTCTTTGCAGGGACTTGAGAGATCCACACCGGCAGTCGTAATGATAAGCTGTAATGGTTCCTGCCGGGCCCCCATGCCGGTGTGCATGGAATCTACTTGTTCAGATGTAGCATGTTCGTGATATTCGTCATGGATTGCACAATAAGGCGATTGGCCTTCACCCGGCTTCCCGATAAGACGCCGAAAGAAAGACAATTCATCTTCCCGATGAATGCTTGTGGCCATTACCTCAACGCTGAACTGCTCTTTGAATCCTTTGGCCTTATTCGCCATTGCCTTGGCTGGCCGGAATACTTCATTTGCTTGATCTTCCGAGGTTGCTCCTGTGTAGACTTCCGCTCCGGGCTCGGCTTCTATGGTAAGCATCCCGAGACCAATAATTGCAGCAATGGTTGTCTTTCCATTTTTGCGGGGAAGGAATACAAAGGCTCGTTGAAATCGCCTGAATCCGGTTTCTTTATGTTCCCAGCCAAAAAGATTGACGAGAAGAAAGCATTGCCAGTTTTCAAGAATGAGTGTGGTCCCACTCCATTTGCCCTTGACATGCGGCATGAGTTCAGCGAACCTACAAAAATCTTCAGCCCGGTCAGCATTGAAACGATAGGGAAAAGATGCCTTTCTCTCATTTGCTAAATCATCGAGAAATCGTTGACAGGCGAGGCGAGTCCACTTGCAGGCCGGGATTTTGCCCTCGACTACATTTTTGGCGTATCGTTTGGCCTTGGTTACATGCGGTTTTTGTTTGCGCTTTGTACTCATTTATTTCCGAATTGAGCGAATCCGTTTTTGTTTGTTTGTTCTGGCGTAACAATCGGATGCACCTTACTGCGCATTGTTGCCGGGATACCCATGAGGGAGGCATTATCCCTCATTTCCTTCATGGCTTTGTTGGCTATGCCGACCGCGGGGGATTGAATGATATTGCCTGCCTTGGTTTTAATAACCATGCCCTTTTCTTTGATAAGCCGCTCCGCTTCGGCCCACCGGCCAAAGGCTTGACAATAGGCCGCAAAAATGCCCCGATCGATCTCGGCAAGCATTCCGAGCTGGTAGAGCTTTTCCGACATACGGCCCCATTCCTGCAGGGCATCGGCATTGAGAAAGTCAGGGGGTGAAGGAATCTTATTTTCCGGTACAGGCTCATCGGGATTAGCCCTATCCTTTCGGAAAGTCCCTTGAATGACTTTCAGCTTAGTCGGTTTTGGTTTGCGGCCTTTCATTGTTCTATTTCCAATAAACCAAGTTTTTCTAGCCTAAAATATTCATCAACCCACCAACGAGAAAAGGCGCAATATATTTCTCGCGTTGCATGCGTGCAATTTGCCATAAAGTCTGAAAAAGGACAGCGCGACTCTGGAAGTGATAATTCAAATAATTCACTGAATCGGACAAAGAACATCCCCTTCATTCCTTCTCCTTTAAAATTGAAAACTCATGGTGGCATTTAGGACAAACGACTATTTGTGATTCTTCCAGTTTTGGTTCCGGTTCATTTTCGGGGGGCTCTCCCGAAACATCTCTCCATGATTTCGGGGTATCAACCCCCCAATCAGCAAGTGGCACGTCATCCCATTCATTAGCTAGAATATCTAAATCCCATTGCCCAAAAGGGGCGTTGTCTTTAATGATAAACTCTCGCTTCTGCTCATCATTTAAACCCTCAACGATTTTGGCAATACATTCCTGTTCGTTAAGCTCTTTTAGGGCCAAATAGCGCATATTTCCGCCCAGAATCATCATATTTTCATCGACTATGATCTCGCGGAGCTGCATCATCTCGGGGAAGTCTTGTAAGGACTTAATAAGCCTGTCCATGTTGGTTTTGTCGATGGTACGAGGGTTGTCTGGGTTGACTCTTATCTGCGAAAGATTCACTTTTTCAGTTTTGACGTTCAATTACTTGACCCCTTGTTCTAATTTTGACATGAAAAAAAGTTGGC